CAGTTCGTAGATTAGCTCTTCAACTTTGATTCGATCTTCGGGGGACAGGCTCGACATAATCTTTCCTCAGAAATGGCGGGATGAAATCTGGATCAAAATGGAAAGGCTCTGGTGCGCCTGCCTCCAAGCGATTCAGTTCTAAGTTCAAGGCATGGATTCTGCCATGAAGCATTTTGATCTCGCGATAGATTTGCTTTTGCTTATCAACCTTTGTCATGAATCGATAACCTCTCCCTGACTGAAAACAGTTCGGCTCGAAGGCGGGATATCTCCTCGGCTATGGCGTTGGCCTCAAGCCAAAGCCCGTTCTGCCGCATCCTCGCTAGGATGTCATTGACGTTAGGGCTGCCGGGTTCTCTGTATTTCCACGGCATACGATCCATCTCTTGCTGCCAACTGTTGGGTGGCGACTTGTCATCTAGGGTCATGTCAGTCTCCGAGTAGTGATTGGATATCTTCTAACTCATCTTGACTTGCCGCATATCCTTCGCCATGCCCGAGGTTCATGAGCCTGCCGTCCTTCAACAGGTCTTCAGACTTCATGAACCCAGCGCATCGATACTTAGGGAATCTGCCCACCATCAGCGCGAAGATATCCACCTTGTCGGCGGACTTCCACTTGACGGCAAGCAGCCTCCCGTTCTCGTAAGTGGTTGACTTGACATCGACGGACTTGCCGCTGCGAAGGAAACAATCCTCTGCTTTGGTGTGATCCATGTCGAGGTCGGGATACACATTGGCGAGTTTGCAGAAGGCGATCTCTGCGGCAATCCCCTCAAGGTCAGTCAGTTCATTGGATTGATCGCCCATCTTTTTGTCGGGCAGTCCCTTGTTCCTTGCGTTTCGGTAACGCTCTTTGGCCAGGAACATAGCCAGCCGTTGCTCGGCCTCGCTCAATGTGACGTACATAACAGTGTTATGGATTAGAGAAGTATTTAAGAACTACTTCCATGGCATTGATGTGGTCAGTCATGATCTCGATGTCTTCCTGCTTGTCGCTGCTGAACACGCCGAGTTTATGCTTGCCTGCCTTGCGTAGTTTCAAGTCTGCTTTCAGGTTCTCCATGACGTTCGTGACGCACTGAACGACGATGGCGTCACAGATATCACTATCAATCTTGATCTCCAGTTCTTCAGTCTTACTGACTTTGGCTTTCATAACTACCTCAGATAGAATCCAACGATCACGCCTGCTGCGAAGAGCAGGGTGCAGAGAATGATCTCAGAGACAAGGCGTTCGCCTCGCTCCCGATTGAAATCAATCTCCATTTGAATCAGCATTTCTCGCAGTCGAGATATCTCTTCTGATTGCGCTGTTCTTCTTGCGTTTTTCATTGGCTCTCCATTGGTTTGCCGTCAACATAAACTTCGACACTATTTCCCCAAGCGGAATCAGACCCTCTTTCCGTCTTGAACGAATCTCTTTTCGCATACTGATGCCACTCCTTACCTGTCATGCATAGCTGCTGCCTCTTCTCGTAGTCCCACCCGTACATCTTCCGACGAGGCGGGAGTTTGATCATCTTGTAATGCCGCGTTCCTTGTCCATTGTCTGATTTCATGCATCACCTCCTTAGTGATGGCGTCCACTATCTCTTGCGGAGTCGGGAACTCTTTGTCGTATGCACGGAATAGCCCGATCGTGGCGCCATCCCGCACTGCCATCTCAATGATCTTGTAGTTCATTCGATCACTCTCAGCATCTCAATGAGTTCATTGAGGGCTTCATCATAGTCAGCGATTGCTTTGCGAAGCCCGAGTATTTCTTCTGGCAAGGCACCATCCTGCTCCAGTTCCTCGAGTGAACGGCAGTGACCCCACTCGCCATCGATGGTGACTGCGTTACGCTCCAGCAAAGCGAGGGCTTTGGCAGAAGCCTCCCGCAAGTTGTCCACTGAAGTGGGGCCGAACTTTTCGATGTTGTCATTCATAAGATTTAGTCTCCGCTGATGGGGCAGCGATGAGTGCAAGCAGTGATTCAGTGTCGTTCATGGCGCAGCGCCTTGCGTCGCCCTCCACTGGATACACTTCCCAGTATGGGCTGTCGCCGAAGCTTCCGAGAGTGTCGCGGCTGTCTAGGTAGATAGACTTTTGATCCCCGTTTGGCAGCTCAACATGGAACCGCACGACAGCATCTAGGAACGGAGGTACCGCTCGAAACTTCCAGCCTGCTGGGAACTGAATGAATGGAATGCTATCCACCATATCTCGCCAGCCTTGATCCTTCTCAACTTGCAGTCGTTGATTGAGCGAGTCAGAGTTAAATCTTTCTATGAATTTGCTGATGTCAGTCATTGGTGGTGTCCTCTGTGGATTGACCTTCGAGTTCATCGGCGTTGAGTACGGGCTGCTCTATCGCATCTATCATGCGAGTCAAGCATCGCTTTAGTTCTGTCAGCGATTCTCCTGCTGGCTCTGCATCGCAGTAACCTATTGGCTTGCCGTTCTCGTAATACACTTCCTGAATGGCGTAGTAGTCGTCGATGACTCCTTCTAAGCCCTTGAAAAAAACCACTCTGTGATTCCAAGTCATTCGACATTCTCCTGTGTGAATCGGGTGATCAGATTGATCTGGCTCATCAGGTCTTCGTAGATATCCTCGATATCCATAGCGTCGTAGGCAGGGTTGTCAGTCGTACCTTGCGGGACAGGCAGTTCGATATTACGCAGCACATAGTTGCTGCGGATGTCACAAGCCGAGTTCCACACGGTCAATGCACGATCCTCTGCCCTCTCGATGTGGGCGTCGATGACATGAATGATCTCGTGCATCACCAGCCCATCGAGTTGCTCATCGCTGAGCGATTGCACCCACTGCAGATTGAACATTAGCCTGCGACCATCCGTGCCAGCCACGGCCAGATGCGGGGCGTCTGTGATCTCCAAGTGATCAATGAATGGTGCAAGCCCATGAAACTTTCTGGATAACTTAGAAAGGGAATTGTTGATCCGAACGAGTTGGTTGATCATCGTACTTCCTCTGCTTACCAATGCCGAGCTTCATCACTTTCATCTCTGTCTCAAGACAGTCGATGAGCGTAGTGTGATAGCGGATCAAGGTTTGAATCTCCAGCAGTCGAGTCTCGAAGCGTTCATGCTCGATCTGCTGTTGCTGATACTCGTCATATTCCACGTCTTTATCTCCTGTATAAAACACATAACAATGTTATGCAGACATCTCGCGGCTACCAAGAAGCCTGATAGATAACGATGCGAGACTCCGCCATCACTCGATCATCAGTCTCCTCTTCAGGCGGACGCTGAAGAATCCAGGTCTGCGCCGCCTCCAATATCCTCAGGTCGTTCTCCATTTCCTCATCGCTGCCTGGAGATACGCCAAAGAAAAAGCCTGTCGTGGGCGGCAGCTTCTTTTCCTTAACCGCCTTGATGATCCTATGCAGATCAATCGCCGTGAGATAAATCTCCTGACATTTGTCTTGGCCGCTGGCGAAGTTCTGCACGATGAAGCCGTGGAGGTTTGGGTGCTTACGCCAGTAACCCAACTCAAGGCGCTTAGACTTCACGCGAAAGCCATCTTCCGTGAGGTTCTTCTCTGGATGGTCGAAGTTATCGGAGAGATATTTCTCGCCGGTCAGATACATATCGAGTCCCATGTCTTTACTCCTTACAGTTGGGTGGGGTTGAGTTCGTCGTTAGCAAACAGTTCTTCGATGTACTGGGCTGCCATGGCAGGTTCTTCTGCAGCGAATTCCTCGGAGTCGTTACTCTCGTAGACGTAATCGAGGAGAATCCCCGCTTTCCACGGTGCATCCAGCACCCACTGCTCAAGGTTGTTGTTGAGCCATGAGTTGTAGGCTGCCTTGACGATAGGCTTGAGGGAGGTCTTGGTGGAGGTGACGGACTTGGACTTGGTGTCGTAGGTGTAGCCGCTGTTCCAGTCGTAGTAGCCGTAACTGCTTTTGCTGGAGTACGCGCTGTACCCACCGTAGCCAGCGTACCCACCGTACGATCGAGTGGAGCCAGTGCTGACACCAAACTTGGAGGCAGACCAAGCGTAAGTGTTGGAGAGCCAAGCACCCTGATACGTCACGCCAGCAGAGCGATTGATGATGACGGCCTGACCACTGTGGGTCATGAAGCCGAACTTGTTAGTGCTGCCGATAAGATCGCCAAGGAAAGCCTGATACTGCGCAGAGAGCAGCAAGTCAGGCTGGTAGGCGAGGGCTGGCTCGATGACGTTGCGGATGAAATGCCAAGTGTCGGACTTGGTTTTGTCGTTGCTGTTGCCAGCAGAGAGGATGCCGTTGTGTGCCATCCAGATGTTGCGAGTCACCATGTACGGATGACAGTTCTCCAGGTCGATGTCGCCGTGAGTCTGCATACGCGCATGCCAGATGCAGTCACGACCATCGGCATGATCGCGGTAGTAACGGATGCAGTCGTCGGCATTGCGAGGCAGCACCTTACGAACGATCACGTTGCCTGCCTCGGCGTACATGATGCCAAGGCCATCTTGGTTCTTGGTGTAGACGTCGGCCAAAAACTCGTCCGTGAATTGCGTGGCGGCTTTTTGTTCAACTAATAAACACATGGTCTTTACTCCTTAGGTTGTAATTTAGATAACACTGTTATGCGGCTTCTTGATCGAGCAACTCCGCTCGTCCGCTTAATCGACTGGATATGTAGGCGCGCAGCACCTTAGTGTCGGCTGGCATTTTGTTAGCGCAGAAGGATAGGAACGCACCGGCTGAGAGTTGATTGATGCCAGTGACGGCAGGACGACAAAACTCCAAGATGGCGTGGCAGAACTCGATGGCTGCAATCACGGCCTCGTACTTGAGACTGCCCTTGAAGATACGGAACTCGATCGTGCGGCGATTAGTCAGATTGACTGCCTCGTACCGATCCGTGCCGACATGGATACCCTTGCCGATCTTTTTGTCACGGATAGCGCAGAAGCCTGCGCCATAGCGACGGGCTAGGCCACGGATGAACCACTCATTCTCGGGAGCGTTGATGAACGCGACCACCTTCTGAATCTGCAGCGGCGTGAGATTGGAGCGGCTGACATGGACATGCAGGCCGCAAGTGGTGGTCTTGTGACTGCGAAGGTCTTTGACTAGGTGGGAGTTGAGGAACTGGAATAGATTGCGCAGGGCTGGCAACGACATGGGGTTGCTGATCATCTCGAAGCCACAGGTCAGAGAGCCGTCACGCTCGAAGAACAGATTCTTCTCGTCACCATTGACTGCCTCGTTGATGGACTTGGCAATGGCCTCGCGATTGCGAGTGTCGCCATCGACCTCCTCGACCTCGAGGTCGACACCGATATGCCGGTAGTGCTTGGCTGTCCAATCGTCATGGCGCATGACGAACTGGTTCTTGGAACTGTGATACTGCCCGATGACGGAATCGCCCACCCAATCATTGTGGATGTATATCTCACGATCCTCGTCGTAACTGTAGTCGTAGTTGTCTCGGTTCGTATTGATGTAGATGCGATTGCCGTAGCGACTGATGGCCTCGCTAACGTCATCGTTGTGGACGTACTCGTCATCCTCGTCACAGTAGGTGTAGTGATCGTCACGGCAGGACTCGCAGACGGATCGATCGCCTGCCACACAGCAATAGTCGTTGTTGTGAAAGACTCGTTCGCAGTCATCACAAGTAAAGACGCCGACAGTATCGTCGAGATAGTCACGACACTCGTCGAAGTCGTAGCCTGTGCTGGCATCGTCCATGACGTCGGGGACGTATGAGGATGCAATGCCGTGAGTGGCATGGCGGAGCATGATCTGCGGCAGATGATAGTCACGCGACTCGCACTCGACTGCGATCAGTCTGGCGAATGACTTGAGCGAGGCGCGATTGAACGAGAACCCGAGTAACTCTGGCTCCGTGTAGTTTGACAGCATGGCAGTGATCTCGCGGAACAGCCTACGGCCATCGCCACGCTCGTAGAAGTCACAGAACCGATTGATAAAGTCCGCCTGTTCTGGAGACGGCAAAAGACTAATGTGCCGAGATATGTACGGCAGTTTCAATACATGCATGGTCTTCACTCCTGCATAACATTGTTATGTATCCTTTGGGATACGGGATTAGTTTTTCATCACGGAATATTTTAACACATCCTGTATATACTTCAAGCCTGATCCCTGGCTGCATCCCACGCCATCATGGCGATCCTGCGCTGCTCGTCTGTCAGGCACATTCGCATGGTGGGTGCGCCTTCGAGCGGCAGTCCGTTGTCATCCAGTGGGAGTTCGTCTAGCCACTCGTTGAACGTGCGGGTAGGCCAGCCTGCCGCCTGTCGCAAGTCATCCCTTTCCTGCTTGTACCTCTCGCGCAGGCAGTCCAGTAGGTCTTGCCGTTCTGATGGAGACAGTCGTTCGATTAGTTCTTGGGTTTCACTCCGCATCTTGTGTTTCCTCTATTGAATTGACTATATCGGCATCGTTCTCGCAGTCTCCGTTCCAATGGGAGAGCAGCTCGTCGTTGGTCATGTAGTGGTAGCCCTTGTAGGAATTGCCGTAGGAAAACACTTCCCACAGATAACTCTCTGCTCCACCGTCTTGTTGGATATCCTTGAGATGTCGTTCGATGAGTTTTTCAATCAGCTCTTTGCGGCTCACCTCACACCTCCATCATTTGCTGTTGCTGAACATAGACGGCAGACACCCGCCACTCATCCCATGAAGGAGGCGAGTCCAACTCGCCGCTCTGGAAGTAGGTCATGCACTCGGCAATGAAGTCGCGGAGGTCTGCCTCGGCCTCCTCGCGGGTCTCGTACAGAGTGGGCGTGGCTTGCTGGTCTTTGTAGGTCTGCCAGCAGTTCACCCATCCATCACAGAGGGTGTAATGCTCGACTTGATACATCAGGGGCATGGTCTTCTTACTCCTGCATAACATTGTTATGCGATTGGTTAATCGAGACGGCTACCGGCATGGGCGTTGACTCCCGCCTGCTGTAAGACGGCAGAGAACGCCTGTGCATAGGCGGACTTCAGTTCGTAGGACTGCCCGCCCACTTGCACCCAGATCGAGAGGCCTTTGGGGTAGTGCTTACGGGCAATGCCAGCCTTCTTTGCCCATCGACCGAATGCCGTGTTACCGGCGAACTCGATCCATGCGAAGCCGCACATACCCTCATCGATCTTCCATTGCTGGCCTGTCTGGTTGTTGCGTACCACCATCGGGGTTGGACGGCAGTTGTCCATGGCGGCTATACCGGCTTGGTGTGCGGTACGCACTAGAGTGTCGAATTGCTCTGACATGATCGTCTCCTGTTAGTGCTTGGGAAAGGCGCGGGATCGGTCGCACAAGCGACCGTTATTGAGTAACACTGGGTTGGCTCCGAGAACGACTGCCTTGTCGTAGAGGGCGACTGCCTGTAGACGATCGCCTGCCAGAATGACCTGGCCTCGAACACGGACTGCCCAGTGCGATCGACCGGATACACGCAGACTGTCCATCACTTTGGGCGTGACGGAACTGGCTTGCAAACGAGAATAAGTCGCGTTATCAAGAATCATGGTTGCGTCTCCTTGGGTTGAACACCCACGGCTGCCCTGTCTCCCAACAAGGCAGCCTAGGCTATTCACTAATGCGAGATAGCGATGTATGCGGATACTCGCGGCGCCTGCATAACACTGTTATGTAGGCTCATGCCGCTAACGCCGCAGGATGTATGTTGCCCATCCGTACCGGCTACGGAATGAGACGCCTAGGTGCTACCGAATACCGGCTTAACATGGCCGTCCCGTCTAACACGGGGTAGTGGCGGCCTTGCAGCCGCCGTCAGCCATCTGTCCACTGGGGATTGTCTAATACCGTTTTCTATGTATCCCGCAGCACCGACTTGTCGCGTCTTCACTCCTTGCGTGTGCAGCCCACACGCCAGCGCGTCATCGCCCGATCAAGTTGTCATCTTGACCCGATCCTCTTCCAGATCGTTTCAGGGGTCATCGACCATAACTAGTCTCGCCCGTCCCGCCTACCAGTCAGACCGCATAACACTGTTATGCAAAACAATGTCGGTATCTGACTTTGGCTTCGCCATTATAGCAAATGTATATACATATGTCAATCCCTCGTGACACCGTAGTGCTTGCCCGTCTGGATGGGAATGATTTACATTCGGGAGATCGAAAACCGTTACTAGGTAACATCTCGTTATGCCGAGCAATGAGCCGATTATGCAGGGGCTGAAGCCGCTGACTAAAAATGCCATTAAATTCTGTGAGTTAGTGGTGAAAGGGGATCGTCCGGTGCAGGCGTATGTGACCGCCTATCGACCTGGAGCGGATTCCAAGAAAACGTCTATACATTCTTCTGCCGCCCGCCTAATGGGCGATCAGAGGGTGAAGCGACACATCGAGGCGCTGAAGCGGAAGAGCGAAAAGGCGTTGCTGGAGCAGAGCATCGGCTTGAGGGAGTGGACGCTCGCCCGTCTGAAAGAGGAGGCGTCGGATCGCGATAGCCCACCGGCTAGTCGCGTGTCTGCCCTCGGGATTCTGGCGAGAGCGTCGAAGTTGGTGGAGAGCGGCAGCGCACAGGTGAACGTCAACGTGGCGAACGTCGTGCGTCCGTCTGCGGAGGTGGAACAGGAACTGGTCGCTCGTCTGTCTGCTCTGGCGTCCGTCAGTCATGTAGCAGATGCGGAGGTCATCGAGGGTGACTTCGAGGAAGTGGACGAGGACGGCGAGGGGTTGGCATAACAATGTTATGCAAAAAGCAAAACGCCCCACACCTTGCGGCATGGGGCGTCGTGCTTGTGGAGCCGATACGGGGTTGTTTTTTACTTAGCGTTGGTGATAGCGGTGGCGAACATAGCGTCAATGCGTGATCGAATCGCGCTTAACTCTACTTTCGTTTTTCCGCTGATAACGTGAGCCAGTGCAGCCATGACATCGGAAATGGTGGCAGCCTGAATTGTCGGCCGCTGTTCCGTAGCCTTGCCAGTAGCCTTTTCAGCCTTACCAGTGGCAGCCTTGCCGGTAGCCTTGCCAGTAGCCTTGCGGCCACCTTTACGCTCTCCGAGTTTGACCCCATCTGGTAGCAGCCGGTTCAGAACCGTGTTCGTTTTTGCCTTTACCTTTGTGGCAAGTGCTTTACCGTCCACGGTATCTCCGAACCGTTGGTCGATTGCCGTGTTGACTTCCTTGCGTCGTGCAACGTAGTCGGCGGCAACTTTGCAGCCTGAGTACAGTTTCGCCACTTCCTTTGTGAAAGTGCCGAATGCTTTTTCAGTCGCGTTATAGGCATTGATCAGATTGGAAACATTGATTTTTGACATGGGAATTCACTCCTAGTTTTTAGTGGTGTTCCCCGTATCGGTTCCAGATTTTTACAGAGCAGGGTAGGCGCTAGTCCTACCAGTCATAAGTATATACAAATGCACTGCTAGTGCAACCCATTCGCTGCATAACAATGTTATGACCACCTAGTGGACGGCTGTGAAATTTCACAAGAGACTGCCCGTCGTCCTGGCACGCGTCAAAGAAATCGACCCCCATGCGTCAAAGAAATACCCGACGCGCGACACCCTACACCCCCGCCACCCCCCGCTGCGCGTGACGGTACCCGCGCACGACCCATACACTATTCCGCTCATTCCAATATGTTCCTCCCCCTATACCCGTTGTTTTCCCGCAACAGACCCCACCCCCATTGATATTTTTACCCCGCACTTTCTGCGGACATTCCCCCTTTTTTCTCCGCGAGGCAGTGCTAACGTCCCTACCCCCACCCCCTATTTCATTTAACATAATCTGGCACTGCAAAATATCGCGGTGAACTGCCGCAGTATGTTGAATTTATTACTATTTATAACCCCCATTTTACCCCTTGTTTTTCTTGTCAAGGGGGGGTAGCATGCTACAATCGAGGGAAATCCCCCCTAAGAACCCCCGGGTATTCCCATAAAGCAGACATACAGCCATATCTTTTTTTGCAGGGGGTTAATGTTCTGATGTTTGCTTAACATGACGAACTGGATACGTTAACGAATAGGCCTTTCTTGAAACTTGACCCGAGTTTAATCAGCAAGATTCATTTGCTGCCTGACACTGAGAAGGCAGCCATGCTGGCGTTGCTAGAGGAATACGAGAAGGCCAAGGAAGTTGAGGCGGCCCAGAACCGCTTCCTCCCCTTCATCAAGACCCAGTGGCCGGCGTTCATCGAGGGCAGTCATCACAAAGTGATGGCGGAGGCCTTTGAGAAGGTGGCTCGGGGTGAATGCAAGAGGCTCATCATCAACATGGCGCCTCGGCATACGAAGTCTGAGTTTGCGAGTTTCATGCTGCCAGCGTGGTTTCTCGGGAACTATCCCAACAAGAAGATCATCCAGTGTTCGCATACGGCGGAACTGGCAGTGGGCTTCGGACGTAAGGTTCGTAACCTTGTAGCTTCTGAGGACTATCGCAAGATATTCCCGGATGTGAATCTGCAGGCTGACTCCAAGGCAGCAGGCCGATGGAGTACGAACCAAGGCGGTGAGTATTTCGCCATCGGTATCGGGGGTGCGGTTACAGGTAAAGGCGCTGATCTGCTGATCATCGACGATCCGCACTCCGAGCAGGAGGCAGCCCTAGGTGATCCGGGCGTCTACAACCGCACATACGAGTGGTATACGTCAGGCCCTCGCCAGCGTCTCCAGCCGGGTGGTGCGATCATTATTGTGATGACCCGCTGGCATCAGCGGGATTTGACAGGCAGGGTCTTAAAGTCCTCGATAGAGCGAGGCGGGACGGATGAGTGGGAGGTCATTGAGCTTCCAGCCATCCTGCCTTCTGGGAATGCGTTATGGCCTGAGTTCTGGAGCCTGAAAGAGCTAGAGGCTATTAAGGCCGAACTTTCGGTTTCGAAGTGGTCAGCGCAGTATCAGCAGAATCCCACTTCCGAAGAAGGGGCGATTGTTAAGCGTGACTGGTGGAGAGTGTGGGAGCGGGAAGACCCGCCGCCCTATGAGTTCCTGATTCAGTCATGGGACACGGCCTTCACGAAAAAGCAGACTTCAGACTTCTCAGCGTGTACAACGTGGGGAGTTTTTCGATATCCCAATCCGGAAACCGGCGTAACACAGAACAACATCATCCTTCTGGACGCTGTGAAAGAACGCATGGAATTTCCGGAGCTAAAGCGAAAGGCATACGAGATGTACATGCAGTACAACCCGGATGCTTTTATTGTCGAAGCCAAGGCTGCTGGTGCGCCGCTGATCTATGAACTGAGAGCCATGGGCATTCCAGTTTCAGAGTTCACCCCCTCTCGCGGAAACGATAAGGTGGCGAGAGTCAATGCCGTGAGCGACTTGTTCTCTAGCGGCATTGTCTGGGCGCCGCAGACGCGCTGGGCAGAGGAAGTGGTTGAGGAGTTTGCGTCCTTCCCCAATGCCGAGCATGACGACTTGGTGGACTCCTCCACTCAAGCATTGCTTCGATTCAGGCAGGGAGGCTTCGTTTCAATCGAGACGGATGAGCCGATGGAAAAGCTCCCCCGCCGCCGTATCAACTATTACTGAGATTAAGGCGTTAGCAATGTCCACAAATCCAAGAAGAAGCAAAGCAACTTCTAAAAGAGAAGCTCTTCTTATGGAGAAGGCTGGAAAAGAGCTAAGGGAAGGGGTTCGCCAGTCTTGGCTAAAAGGGATGGGGATAAATCAGCGCGATCTTCCTGAGTATGTCAGCGGATATAGAGCTGACCCAACTGGAAGATATGGCGGTAAAGAAGGCTTAGAAACGCTGCCGACAAAACTTGGTGCAGCCGAGCTTTACGCTAAAGTAAGAGCAATGAAACTAGGGGAGCCTTATGGGGTCCCGCAGTTAGATGTAGAAACTCTTGCTGCTTTAGCTTTGAAGGAAGGCTCTGGCCCCTCGGGAGTTTTTGGCGTAGACCCTATTGTCCCAAAGTCAGCACTTAGCAATAAAGACCCGGACGGCCTTATTTATTCGCTTAGTGCTTGGGTTGGAACCGGGCATAGTGGGTACGAAAGCAGCAATGAATACGCTGATTCATTAGACCAGTTTAGAAAGATTGCTGCCCATCCCAAAATAGAGGGTTGCTAGAGTTTATAAATCTAGCTATATCGCCGCAGATGGAAAAAAAGTATCGATCTGGTGGTAACGTAGAGAGAGTCTCTTACGATAGGAAGTTAATTTAATGAAGGGCGTCCCTCATTACACAAAAGATGGTAAGGAGTGGAAAGGAAGCACTCACAAGATGCCCAATGGCAAGCTCCACACCAACAAGTCTCATACCAAGACCAGCCAAAAGTTATATCATCTGAAAGAGTTACCGAAGGCTGTGCAAAAGAAGGTTATGAATGGCCGTTGATAAGACACTGGTTCCGCTAATTCCTGACGACCCGGATGCGCAAGCAGCCGAGTTAGAGATTGACATCATTGCGATGGGCGATGAAGGCCCCGCTATGACGGTCAATGAGGATGGCAGTGTCGAGATTGAATTTGGCGAAGCAACCGCTCAGGTTGCTACTGATCACAACGCTAACCTTGCTGACTTTATCGATGACGGTGAACTCAGCACATTAGCCAACGAGTTGATTGGCTCGTTCGAGGCAGACAAGGACTCCCGCTCTGACTGGGAGAAAACCTATATTAAAGGCCTCGATCTGCTTGGTCTTAAGATTGAAGATCGCACCGAGCCGTGGCCGGGTGCATGCGGCGTGTTTCACCCCCTGCTCACTGAAGCAGTGGTGCGATTTCAGGCGCAGGCCATTACGGAAATCTTCCCGGCGCAAGGCCCGGTTCGTGGCATTGTCATCGGCAAGCACACGCAAGAGAAAGACCAGCAGGCGCTTCGAGTCCAGGACTACATGAACTATCTGCTCACTGAGCGGATGACAGAGTATCGCCCTGAGACCGAGAAGATGCTCTTCTCGCTTTGCTTGGCAGGCAGCGCCTTCCGCAAAGTGTATTTCGATACGCAGCTGGGTCGCCCAGTGTCGATGTTTGTTCCTGCCGAAGACTTGGTGGTGTCGTACGGAGCCAGCGATCTGGATACGGCAGAGCGGGTTTCGCACATTATGCGAAAGACCCGCAACGACATTCGCAAGCTGCAAGTGGCGGGGTTCTATCGCGACATTGATCTCTCTGATCCGTCGCCAGAGTCCAGCGATATCCGAACGAAAGAAGATCAGATTGCGGGAGTCTCGCCTTCCAATGAAGGCGATAATCGCTTCCAGCTGATCGAGATGATGGTAGACCTCGATCTACCGGGTTTTGAAGACATTGGGTCAGACGGCGAACAGACTGGAATCGCCTTGCCGTATGTGGTCACACTCGATCGCAGTTCGCGCAAAATGCTGGCCATTCGGCGGAACTGGAATGAAGATGATTCGCTTAAAAAGAAGCGCGATCATTTCGTTCACTACCGTTATCTGCCCGGCATGGGCTTTTACGCCTTTGGTCTGATCCACCTAATTGGTGGGTTGGCTAAGAGTGCCACCAGTATCCTGCGGCAGTTGGTGGATGCAGGAACACTCTCCAACCTTCCGGGTGGCTTGAAGGCTCGTGGCCTTCGCATCAAAGGTGATGACACGCCGATCGCACCGGGCGAGTTCCGAGATGTGGATGTGCCAGGTGGTAGCATCCGCGACAACATCACTTTCCTGCCGTACAAAGAACCCTCTGCGGTTCTTTACAGCCTGCTGAATAACATCATTGATGAAGGCCGTCGGTTTGCCTCGCTGGCAGACATGAAAGTGGCTGACATGAATGCTGAAGCTCCGGTCGGCACGACGCTGGCCATCCTCGAACGCACGATGAAGGTGATGAGTGCGATCCAAGCACGGCTTCACGCTTCGCTGCGTCAAGAGCTGAAACTGCTCTCAGGCATCGTCAAAGACTACGATGAGCCGGTTTACCCGTACGAAGTTGAAGGCGGCTCTGAGATCAAGTCCGAAGACTTCGATGATCGCATCGATGTCGTGCCGGTTAGCGACCCTAATGCCAACAGCATGGCTCAGCGCATCATGCAGAGCCAAGCAGCATTGCAGTTATCCTCTACTGCCCCGCAGCTGTACGACCTGAAAGTATTGCACCGCCAGATGCTAGAGAGCATGGGCATCAAGAATGTTGACGAGATCATCAAGCCGGATGAGTCGGAAGTGCCTGCTGATCCTGTTCAAGAGAATATGAACGCGGTCAACAACAAGCCGATCAAGGCTTTTGCTTATCAAGACCACGCTGCCCACATCGCTGTTCACATGGCGTTCGGGCAGTCTCCGATGTTCCAAGGATTGCAGCAAAGTCCGTTGTTTCCGGTCATGCAGGCAGCCCTGGATGCCCACGTTCGTGAGCATATTGCCTTCCAATACCGCGCCGATATGGAAAAGCAGATGGGTGTCCCGCTGCCGACCGAAGGCGAAGTGCTGCCGCAAGACATCGAAAAGCGCCTCACACCGCTGATTGCCACTGCCGCGCAGCAGTTGTCTCTCGAGCAAGCGCGTATGGCTCAAATGCAGCAGAACCAACAGCTGCTGCAAGACCCCATCGTGCAGCAGAAGGAGAAGGAATTGCAGATTCGTGCAGCCGATGTCGATCGCAAGGCTCAAGAGGCGTCAGCAAAGTTGGCGCAGTCTGCTCAAAATGCAGCAGCAAAGAATGCCATCGAGATCGAGCGTATTCGTGCGCAGGAAAGAATGGCGCAAGCCGCTGTTCAACAGCGTATGATAGATACAATGATCGACGCCGAAACAGATCGGAAGCGGATCGAGTCCGCCGAGATGCAAAAAGGCGTCGATGTAGGTTTGGAAATCGGTCGCAGAATTACTGGAGAGTAATCGCTGATGCATGCCGAGCAAGTGCTGGAGTTCCTGCGTACGGAACTTCGCAAATACATGAACGAGTATGCGGATAATGTCGCTACGGGTTCATGCCAAGACTTCGCAGAGTACAAAAGACTGTGCGGAGTGATCGAGGGGTTAGCCCTCGCTGAACGAGAAATCTTGGATATCCGGGATAAGCTCGAAAATAGCTAATGATTTAGCGCAAACGCGGAATGGTTCCGCGCAAAGAGGAAGTAATGACTAGCATTGCACTCGTTAATCCGCTTCCGGATAAAAAGAAGGAAGCCAAAGCCCCTGAAAAGAAGGCAAGTCAATTGCCTGACCCGAAGGGATACAAGCTCTTGATTGCGTTGCCTGATGTCGAAGAGAAGACTGAAGGCGGCATACTCAAAGCCTCCGAAACAATCCGCAACGAAACAGTTGCCACAGTCGTGGGATTTGTTCTCGAACTAGGCCCAGACGCCTACAAGGACGAGAAGCGGTTCCCATCTGGCCCTTATTGCAAAAAGGGTGACTGGGTGGTGTTTCGTGCGTACAGCGGCACTCGCGTGAAGATTCACGGCAAAGAGTTCCGCATCATCAATGACGACTCCGTTGAGGCAGTTGTCGATGACCCGCGAGGCGTAGAGAGAGTATGAGCGACGAGAACAATGAAGTTCAGGACTCAGCAGCAGAAGCTGCCCCGCAGTCCGAAGAAAGCAAGTTCTTCGGAATCAAAACTCAGATTCTCCCAAGAGCCGGAGACTCCGACGATTCCGACGACATCAAAATCGAAGTGGTTGATCCTCGCAAACCAGAGGATCGTCGCTCGAAGAAAGTAGAATCATCTAAAGAGGATTCTTCAGAGTCCGAAATCGACACTTACAGCAGCCGTGTCAAGAAGCGAATTGACAAGCTGAAGTACGATTTCCACGAAGAGCGGCGGCATCGAGAAGAAGCTGCCCGTCTTCGTGACGAAGCCATCACGTACGCCCAGCGTGTGCAGGAAGAGAACAAGCGTCTCTCTGCTCTGGTGACAGATAGCCAGAAAGCGATTCAGCAACAGATCGTGGAAAGGGCTAAAGCAGCCGCTTCACTAGCCGAAGCTGAACTTCGTCGCGCACATGAGGCAGGTGATGCTGATGCGATTGTCAAAGCTCAACAGAGCTTGACACGCGCACAGCTTACTGAGGCAGCTGCCCCGACTTATGCCGGGCAAATTGCGGCCAAACTGCGTGAGACTAAGGCGGAGGAAGCCCCTCCTAATGTTTTACAGCAGGCAGCCCAAGCTGCCCCCAGACCCGATCCGAAGGCTGCCCGATGGCAGTCAGAGAATCAGTGG